GAGAAATCAACGCCATGGAATTGCTTCAACTGCAAGAACAGCTACGTTCCGAGGAGGCGAGCATCACGCGCCTGTTCGGGGACGCCGGAACCAGCGTGCGGAAGTACCGCAACTCTGCTGCTCATCTCCGCAAAGTCGCGGAGACTGCGAAGTTCGTCAACGAAATCCTGACCGGCCGCCGGCCGGCGTATCACCTGAAGGAAGCGCTCACCACGTCCGATTTTCCGCTGATGTTCGGCGACGTGATCGATCGCCAGATGCTCGGCTACTACCAGGAGGCGCCTTACACATGGTCGAACTATTGCCGGCGCGCCACCGTCGCGGATTTCCGCAATGTGAAGCGTTTCGCGATCGACGGTTCGGAAGCCGTGCTGCCCATCGTCGAGCAGGAAGGGCCGTATACCGAGTCGAAGCTCACGGAAACCCGCTACACGTACGCCGTGCAGAAGCGCGGCCGTCGTGTGCCCTTCTCGTGGGAGACGATCATCAACGACGATCTGGACGCGCTGAAAGACGTCCCGATGCGCATGGGCAAAGCCGCACGCCGCTCCGAAGAAAAGTTCGCCACGGGGTTGTTCGCATCCAGCACAGGGCCGATTTCCACGCTGTACACCGCGGCCAACAAAAACATCATCAGCTATCTGTATGCCGGCTCGCCGTCGTTCAGCGCGCAGAATCCGCCGCTGTCGATCGCGGCGCTGGCTCAGGCGCTGGTGGTGCTTGCCAACATGACCGACACCGAAGGCGAGCCGATCAGCGTGGAAGCTGTCGAGCTCGTCGTCCCTCCGGCTCTCGGGCCGGCCGCGAAGAACATCCTGAACGCCACGCAGCTCCTGGTCGGCGCCTTCGGGCAGACCAACGTGCGCGGTGAGGGCATGGGCAGTTCGCAAATGGCACAGATGTTCACGGCCAACTGGCTGCAGAACAACATCCGCCTGTCGGTGAACTATTACCTGCCGATCGTGGACACCACCAGCGGGAACACTGCCTGGTATCTGTTCGCTTCGCCGCAGGCCGGCCGTCCCGCTCTGGAGATGGGTTTCCTACGCGGTCACGAATCGCCGGAAATCTTCATGCGCACTCCGAACGCTCAGCGCGTCGGCGTTGGCGGTGAAGACCCGATGAACGGCTCCTTCGACACCGACTCCATCGATTACAAAATTAGACACTGTTTTGGGGGTTGCATTCAAGACCCGCGCGCTACCGTAGCTTCCAGCGGCACTGGCGCCGCTTCGTAGCCAATCGAGTGCGGGCGCCCGCGCGTCCGCACTCTCACCTCCCAGGGAGAAACATGTTCACTTTTGACGTTTCCACCGACATCGGCAAGGTGCGCATGCTCTGTGATGACACCGCCGATACCGGGCACATTTTTGAGGACGAAGAGATTTCCGCAACGCTCAGCCTGGAGTCGGACCCACGCCTGGCCGCGGCGTACTGTCTCGAACTTAAAGCCGCGCAATACGTGCGCGTGCAGGGGCAAATCAAACTGCTCGACTTCGAAACTAACGGACCGTCGCTCGCCAAGGCCATGCAGGCGCTGGCGAAGAGCCTGCGCGATCGCGCCGACGAAACGGCCGGCTTCGACTGGGCCGAGATGGTCACCAACTCCTTCACCGAGCGCCAGCGCATCTACAAACAATTCCTGCGGGGCGCCATCTGATGAATTCGCCACCACTGCTCGACCCGCAATTTACTACGGCCGCAGCGCCGGCCGCCACGCTGATTTGCACAATCATGATGCTCGCGGCGCCGACGATCGATGACTACGGCGCCGACAAATCGCGGGCGAAGCAAACCTACACCGTCCGGCCAGGTCATGACGCGATCCAGTGCGTGAAAACGATCGGGATGGCCGGCTCAGCGCGTGCCACCGAAGAACGGCGCATGGCGCTGATGACGATGGAGTGGAACAAATACGACGCCAAGCTGCTCGGCTACTTCCCGAACATTTCACAGACCGACCAGGCCGTGATTGATGGCGTTACCTACGAGATTCAGGGCATCGACTGGGACTCCCAGCGGGCTCTCACCAACTTGCACATGCGGACGCTGAACGTATGAACCTGGCCACGTTATCAGTCGAAATCGACGGGCTGACAGCGATCGAAGATGCGCCCAAGTATATCCAGAGGGCCGTCGCCGATTCGCTCGAAGACACGGTGACCAGCGGAGCTCTGCTCATCGAAAACGAAGCAAAGATACTGGCGCCGGTGAAGACCGGGAACCTGCGGCGATCGATCCATCACCTGACGGTGGACAAGAGCGAGCAGGCGGTTTCCGTCCAGGTCGGGCCGACCGCGTTCTACGCCAAATTTCTCGAGTTCGGAACGCGGCACATGAAAGCGCGGCCATTCATGCGACCGGCGTTCGACACGAAAGGTCCTGACGCGCGGAAGCTGATGCTCGAACAGGCGCGAGCGGCCATCATCGAAGCCGTCCAGAACGCTCAGCCGATGAAACGGAGCCGCTGATGGACACCGAGCTGGAATTGCGGAAGGGCATGCTGGCCGATCCGACGATCGCGCGCATGGTCGGCACGCGCATCTTCCCACTGATGCTTCCGCAACAGGCCGTCTTCCCGGCAATCACTTATCAGCGAGTGAGCACCGTGCGCAATGAGAGGGACGGCTCCTACTCGCACGACGGCTACAGCGGCATGGGCTGGGCGCGCTTTCAAGTCTCGATCTGGAGCGATGACTACGGCCAAATCACCGAACTCGCCGCAGCCATGCGGGCCTTTCTTCACGCATTCGTTACGAGCCCGTGGAACGGGCAGCCGATGAACAAACTGCTCAATGAGATGGATACCGACGAGCCCGAGCGCGATCTGTTTCAGCGAATTATCGACGCACGAATCTGGTTTCAGGAGAGCAAATAATGCCGCGAACCACAATCGCGCCGGTCCTTGCGCCCGGCCAGTTTCCGACCGCCGGCGTCACGGCTACAGGTACCGCGGCCGACACCGGCAACGGCAACCAAGTGGTCGCCTCGGGGAAGGACCTGCTGATCGTCACCAACACTGACGTGGGCTCGCCTCCCGGCGGCTACAACTTCACACTGTCCTCGGTGGCCGACGAAAAAAACCGCCGAGGCGACATCACCGATTTCATTCTCTCTGGCGAAACCAAAGTTTACGGGCCGCTTCCGCGACTCGGATGGATGCAGACCGACGGCTATCTGTACTTCGCCGGCGCTGATTCGCACCTGCAAATAACGGTCGTCGCACTCCCGTAGTCCCAGTTTCACCATCTCAACCAAGGAGCAAACTCACATGGCGAATATCGCCCAACCGGCTATAAACACGTATCTCAAGCGCGGCACAGCAGGCAGTCCTCCAAGCTTCGTGACTGTCGCGCAGGTCCGATCGATCACCGGGCCATCGATCTCCGGCAACGTGGTGGATATCACCACGCATTCCGCCGTCGATCCCTGGCGCACAAAGATCGTCACGCTGCTGGATGCTGGCGATGTCAGCTTCGAGATCAGCTTCATCCCGACCGAAAGCACTCACGATCATTCGAGCGGGCTACTTAACGACTTCGAGAGCCGCACGCTGGGCGACTGGGAACTTGAATTCCCCGACTCGCCGCACACGACCTGGGGCTTCCAGGCGTACGTGTCCAAATTCAACGTGTCGGCGCCCGTCGACGGGGTCCTCACGGCGGCTATTACGCTCACCATCACTGGCAAGCCGACCTTCGCTTAGTCGTCGGTTGCGAGACGCTGAACCATTGGCGCGCTAGTATAGGCGCCAATGGCCACACTCAACCGGAAACCCACCAAGCCGATCATGGTAGAAATCGGCGATCAGCAAATTGCGCTGCGCTATCCGGCGGGCGTGATCGAAGAGATGGAAGAAAAGCACGAAATGTCGATTCTCGCGCTCGTCGCCGATCTCACCAAGAACGGCGTGCGGGTGAAACTTCTGCTGGAGCTGATAGCGGCCGGCACCCGACACCTCGGCCCGGACGGCGCGGTCACCGTAGACCAACTCCGCGAAGTGCTCGACGTGGGCGA